GTCCCAATGCAAATCAGAGATGAGCAGAACTTTCGTCTCCTCCCAGTTCTTGTCAACTCTCAATACATTGTTTTTTTTCATATAGTGTCCAAGTGGATGTGTAGTCCTATCGCCTTTTTAAGACCCTCTGCGGAAGGTTTAAAAGTGTCAAGGTATATTGTATCAAATGACTTGATTCGTTTCAGTAGCGTGTCTCTTACAAGTTTCTCTCTCTCAACGATTCTCTCGTGCATCTCTACATTGATAGGTCGTTCAATGCGTATTGGTCTTTCTAAATTCAAGAAAGCCAAAAACACACTACACAGGAACAACGCAAGTATCAAATAGATAAGGAGTGTTGACTTGGAAGTTGATTGCATATCCGCTTAATATATCAGTTTTGGCATCGTAGAAAGGTGAAGCGTTTGATGTTACCACCAATTCAAAGTCCTCATCATCTTGTGTGTTGTTGTCAATCAAAGCAAATACATCTGCAACGATTTGTGCGGTGTCCGAAAGAACCTCAACGACATTGCTCTCGCTTTCAAAGACACGATCCATCACCAACAATGCGAAATTGTAGGTCATTAGGTTGCCAGTTGTGGAGAGATTAAACCCATCAGGATACAACCAAACGAGCGGATAATACTCAACATTCTCAACCGTGAGATTGGATTGTTGACCGACTCCGAACTTGCCGACCATTTTATGGCTTTCGGCTGCCGCTTGGATTTTTGCTATGATTTGGTTTAGTGTCATTCTTCAGGAATTTGAGAAGCTTTGCCTCGTTGTTTTTCTGCCACTTATTTGTCCGTGTCGGGGAAGTCATAATTCCAAAAGCAATCTTGTGAAGTTGGAAGATAGATGCCACCCACAAAAGCGGTATTCTTTGGACGGATGGTGTCAATTGTATTGCCGGGATTCAAGAATAACGGATAGTCGTTGGTATTTGTACGCAAGTAATCACGCAACCTATTCGCATAGTATTCCGCTTTGTCACGGTATCTGCCTTCAATCATTGTCATCTCCTCAACGGATACGGCACGAGCGTTGTCACTCTCCCTACTTGCTACGCTCTTATTCATCAGTTTGAAGGTCATTGGAAGCATTGCTTCGGTCAAGGTGTAGTATTTCAAACAAGGTGCGATGTAAGAGTCCAAAAGCGTTGTATTCAATTGAGTCAATGTTCCAGCGAATGCCTGAACTTGCAACTCATTGTAAATGCCTGTACCGATGACATCCCTCACATAAATCTCTTGAGCTTCTTTGATTGCTGACTTGAGCAATTTATCGTCAACATTCTCATTCAAAGGAGTGTTGTCCTTCAAATAGGTTGTTGAAATGAAGTATACAAAGTTGGTCATCGTTTAATTCTCCTCAATAATTTTTGAACCCAAATGTGACGGCATTGTGGTGTGGTGATTCCTGTGCTTGGGTTGGTGTACCATTGACCTCTTCTCTTCCAAACATCATATCCCAATTCCGCTGACATCATATTGATGTCCTCACGAGAATACACACGACCACTATTCACAACATCCGTGCAGAACTTGCGAGATGTGTCAAGCAAAAGTCCTCCTGTGATGCCCGGTGCAAGTCCGTATTGATATCTTACAACCAATTCAGTTTGCAAATTCTTGATTTCTTCCAATCCTTTTGGGGTTGTCTCAAGACCATCCTCGTATGATTTGATTAATTCGGCTTTGGCAAGTTTAGCAATTGCATCGGCAACAACTTTTGCGTCAAGTTTGGTGATGTTTACAATGTCTCCAACCTGTAAACCTTTGTTCTCTTTCAGCACATTCAAGATGGCAGATTCAATCGCATCGGCAAACTCAAACTTTGCCTCTTCAAATTCTTCGGCTTTCTCTCCGTATTTGTTGAAGACAATCAGGTCACGCTCATCGTCCCAACCAAAAGGGTTTTGTTTTGACAATGCAACTGGTGTTTCTTCTTCCTCTATCTCATCAAATCCCAACTCTTTTCTTGCCTCATTTCGGTCAATGATTCCTGCGGTATATAACGCTTGATAATCCAATCCAATCGGTGGCTTGTTAATGGTTTCCAATCTCACCTGTGCAATAGGTTCAAGCAAGTACGAGAACACATCGTCAATCTTTTGTTGGCGTGGTTCAATGTAGGCGTGATGAAACATCTCATATGCCTCTATCAATTCCGTTCTACCGCCTAACTGACCTTCTACACGCACACCAAACAACATCGGAGAGTTGACCTTATGGGCAACAAATATCTCTTGTTGTACGGTCTTATTTAACAAGTCAAATTGCTTGTCAAAATCCGAAGGCTGAAGGTTTGAAATGACTGATTCTTTTTCGGTAGGATCGTTGTACTGAATAATCAACCCACCAGCATTGTCCGTGCCTTGATAGTTTTCTTTGAATCGTCTTGCAGTTGCACGAGCTTCTTCAGGTGTTGGAATCCCCTTGAACAACTGGATGTGAGTTTGTGCGGTGAATCCGTTCTTGATAGAATTCAGGTAGTAATTGGATATCTCGGTGTCAACCTCAATGTATTTCAACGCACCTACATAATCGGGCAAAGGATATTCACCTTGACCGGGACGATAGAACTGGCAGTAGTACAACTGCTTTGATTCTCTCGTGATTGGGTTGTATGGAACATAGTGAATCTTTTCCGCTTTGCTATCAGTCCAATCTGCACAATAGATGTAGTCACCTTCCAAACCTTTGCGGACATCCTTGAATGGGATGTGATAGTATTCCGCTGGAGCGGTCTTGGCTTTGTTCCAAATTACCTCTACACAAAAACCATTGAACAACTCCGCATCGTATGCAATCTTTGCTTTGAGTTCCTCGTAGGTCTCATAGGCGTTGATGTTCTTTAGTTTGGCTTCGGCTTTGGCGATGTCGGTGGTGTTTTGTCCGAAAACATCAGTACCAATACCAGCAATATAAGAAGCTTTTGCAGAAACGATGGCATTGTGCTTGGGTGATTTGTTAAATAACTCTACGAGAAAATCGGGATAGAGATTGTCTGCTCCGAAAGTCACGAACCCCTTTGCCTTGTTCTCCTTGAACACAGGCAGTTTGTTGTCGTGAAAATTAATCCTTTGGAATATCATCGTAATCAAATAGCAACTTAAAGTGATTGCAACATAGATACCAAATCAGGGTGCGGATAGACATCAATTTTGTCTGCACGAACCGAGTTGTGAGTGAACACTCCATTCTTTCCGCTCAAAGCTCTTTTGGTAACTTGCCAAATGTCCTCGTGATATGTCAAGTCAATGCCGTACTTCTCACGCCACAATAACAACAACTCTTTGGTTGATGCAATTTGCTCCTTCGTGTAGTTCTCAAAATAGGTAAATCCCTTATACGGCTTGTCAAGTTTGCAAACATCCTTGACCTCCTTGCCGACATAGTTCAAGAATTTGCCGTTCTTCTCTACCAAATAACCCCAATTGCAAATCTCAATGCCAATGGATGTCTTGTCAAGTTTGATGAATGGTAACCCTTTGAAGTGAGCAGATTTCAAACCCAAGTGGAACGCCCAATGTTTGGATGAGAACCCTTGAACGATTTCACCTGACCGACTTATCGCAACACAGGTTGCGATGTTTACTGGATCGGCATCCCAAAACTTGAAGGTTGCCACTCCGTCACCACCACCAGCGGTGTGATGCAAATAGATTTGTGATTTCGGTGACTCTTCTTTGTAGTAACCGTTGAATTTAACTTGTTTCATCCGTGAAGAAGTTTGTGATAAACTTGCCGAGTCCACCACATATGCCAATGATAAGCATCAACTTGGGATGGTCAATGTTTAACCCGGCAACAAACAACGATCCCGCAGCGATGGAATCTCCAAGCACACGGAATCTTTTTGGTGTTGGTTCAAAGTAGGATTTGAAACTTATCCTTGTCCTCTTTTGGGTTTCCACGATTTGTGTTTGTTAATATGCTTTGTGTGTCTGCGGAGTTTGTTCTTTGGCTTTGCCCTAAACGCTACCGAGTTAGTTGCCTTTGCCATCTATCCTCTTGATTTTCTTGTGGTAATATACCACAGCCAACACGCCCGATATAATACCAAGAATCCCCACGCAAAAAGTAACAATTGGCTGATAAGTTTGCGTGAAAGTGATGAGAGCTGAACTGCCTGAAATAGCAGTTGCAATAACCGCAGTCGTATCATTAAAGTTCTTCATTTGTACAATAAGGCGATTCAGGATTGAACTTACAAAATCTTTCGGTGTACAATGAATCATCACCGCTAAAAGTATGCACACCGCACGGCTTTGGGAAAACCTCAAACGGGGCAAAACTTGCGGGGGGTTCTGAATAAAACAGAATGTCTACCGCCCATTTGTCGCTTTGTTTTGTGCAAACGGGTTTGTCATCTTCCGTTCCCCACTCTAAACAAATAAACCCAATTTCAACAACTGCGCAATCTTTCCAAGTTGTCACGGTTTCCCCGCTTGGCGTGGTTGTGGTTTGTTGTATGTCTTTTTGGAGTGTTGCCCATTCGGTAGGGGTGAACTCAAATTTATTAAAGGTTTTCATTGTGTTAAATTGTTGTGAGTGAGGCAAGTTCTGCGTTTGTTAATCTTGTGGGAAATAAAATGGCTTGGTTAACTCCTGCGTCAATTGGTTCTGGTGTTCCAATTGAATTTTCATTTGAACCAATACCCGTTGCACTTAATCCCGTAGGTACTGCAGTTTCCGTGCTTGTTGCCCGTTGTACACCATTAACCCATAAAGCATAATCACCACTTTTATAAACAAATGCAATTTTTAATCTTCCCGCTGGTGGTGAATATGTTAGATTAAATGTTGCACCCGCTGAACAATAAACATTTATCACTTCACCCGCTTGGTATATTACAACTCGATTTGTAGCACTACCATCACTTACAAAGATATATCGACCATTATTTTGGGCTTCTTCGGTTACATCAACAAACAAAGTGCCTTGCGTCTGCCCAATCAAACTACTTATCCCCGTCTTAAAACAAGCATCCGCCACCCTTGTGGCACTTGATGATGTTGTTGGGATGTAGGATGTGGGGTAACTCGACGCTTCCAATTGTGCGCCGTAAATTAAAATGCCGTTTGTTCCGTTTCCAGTAGTTAAGGTGCTATCGGTTGGGATATTTCTAATAATTAAATCCGTGTCGGTATTAGTTGTGAAAACTAAAGCGCAACGATACCACCCGTTCCCATAATCGCTTACGGAAGCGGAGGCGCCAGTAAAGGCTCCCGCCGCTGTCGCAGCCGTAGTAATCGTACCGTCAAGAAGTGAAAATGTAGCCGAAGCATTGTTAACAATACTCGCCCCTTGTGCAATGATGTTTATTCTATTAAGTCCGCCTTGTTTTACAAAAGTAGAATATGTGTATTGAATTGCACTTGCAGCCTTTGTAATTGACTGAAGTGCATAGTTGCTAATACTTGAAAGCGATGCACCATTATCCGCTATTAACTTATCTGCGTTCTGCGTTCCATCGGGCGATGTGCTTGCATTTGCCGTTACGGTTGTATTATTCTTTGACCACGCTGCATTATCAAACTGCTCACTATACAAAGCCAAATTCGTACTCTGCTTCTCCAACAACAAACTCGGACACCCGCCCCCGCCATTTTGGTAGGTTAGGCGTGGAACATTTAATCGGTCGGTTGTGGGGAAATAGGGCTTGGCGGTTGAGCCTATGTTGGCTTGTGCGCCCCATAACCAAATGGTTCTTGCCGTTGCGCCTCCATATGTACTAATGGCAAAACCACGCAAACTTGGTGTGGCTGATGTAAAGCCAATTAACTGCCAATCTCCCGTTAAAGTAATATTTGGTTGACTTACATAAATGTCGTCTATGCTTATTGTTTCCCCCGCAGTTCCTTTAATGTAAACAAATCTTGTTGTTATTTCGCCATTCAATGAAACTGCTTGATAAATACTATTGTTTGCCCCACTAAATACAACCTTGTCGGCAGTTAAAGTTCCATTTGGTGCGGTTATGTCGTTTGCCGTTACTGTTGCGCCAAGTTTTGACCATGATGCGTTGTCAAATGTTTCACTTTGTTGCAACAAATTCCACGGCACTACCTCCACCAACCCCGCACTATTGATGCGTGTTCCGTTGGATGCACGGGTGAAACTTAAATCGCCCGAACCGTCGGTGGGAATCTGAGAATATACAACATCCTCTTTGTATCCGCTTGGTATCATGACAAGCGATGCTTGACTTAATAAGTTGCTCATAAGTTGTTCAGTTTACGCAATAGACAAGAGATACCTTCATAATAGCCACCATCGGTTGTGATTCGTGCCTTGTAACCTTGCACAATGTCCCATCCTTGTCCTTTGTATAGGCGACTTCGTGTGCCAATTCCGATGCCTATCATTTTAATAACCGATTACCGATCCTGAAGAGATGATGAACCCTGTGATTTTTGAAGAACCACCAGCGGGAAGATACGCACCTTGTTGCAAAGTGACTGCACTCAATCCTCGTGCTGAAAGTACATTTGTACCGTCAACGGAAAAAGATGTGAACACGGTGTCCTCTTGAACCACAAGAGCTGAATAACCGACTGCGGTCACAGTTCCAGTTGCGTGATACTTGAATCCATCGCCACCAGCGATGATGCTTGTTGAATTGCTCATTGTATGTAGATTTTTTCGTTTAGTGTTGGGTTGTATTCATTCTCGGTGAATGACTTTTGAACTTTCAAAAGACCTATCTCACACAATACGCCTCCAGCAGTTGAAACACTATATTCGTGTTCTCCCTCCAAAAGGGTTGCAGTAGTGCCTTCAATGAACTGAAATTGATTGTATCGCTCTTTGTGTGCAGATATGTCCGTCAATGTTCTTGTGACGATGGTCTCGGTTTGGCGATGAGTAAATGTAAACACATAGGATGCAGCACTTGCCTTCTCCGTCAATGTTAAATACCAATTCTTTGTCTGCCCTTTGTTAATTACCAACATCTATACAAAATAGCGATGCGAAATTTATGTAACAAAAAAGGGAGAGCAATTGCCCTCCCTCTTTCTCCTATGAAAACACGAATCAATTAGATACCTAAACTGGTAACAACTGATGCCTGTAATTTGTAAGGGGCTTCCGCTTCAATCGCTGACAAGGTAACCTCATATCCATTTGAATCACCCATCGCAGTACCTGTGTTGGCAACCATAGCGGTCACATCACATCCGTACTCCTTACCGACCAAGAAATACTCATCGTTGTTGTTTTTCACGATGCAGAAACATCTGCCCTGTGCCAACAATTTCATTTCATTTCTTTTGGTGGTTGACAATCTGCGAAGTTTGAAAGCAACATCCGACTGGTTGAAGGATGTGCCATTCTCTACACTCACATTTGTGGTGATTACCATTGATCCAGTTGCTTTTGGAAGTTCGTAAGTATACACGCTACCACTTGCAACGCTTGTTGCGGTAACTTCTCCACTTGCAACGGTGAATCCTGAAGTTGCCCAGTTAATCAAGTGGATGCTTTTGATGCCTCCAACTGCATCTTTGCAGTCAAGGGCAAATCCTGAAGTAAGTAAACAAGGCATATCTTAATGGATTAAAGGGTGAAGTAAACGATTTCTCCGGGGAAAGCAACCTGAACACCAGCTTTGAAAGTGAAACGAACTCGTACTTCATCGTTATCAATAGAGTACCACATCTTCACTTCTTCTTGCTCGTCAATCAAGTCAGTTCCCATAAAGAAGTTTGACAAAGAACCAGCAACAATCTTGCTTGTTCCATTCAAACCACCTACGGCAATCAACTTCATATTTGTACCGGGGTAAACCATTTCCATAGTTTGTGCAGCATCTGCAACATAATGGAACAAGTTTGCATTCTTCAAGTTAACCAACATCAACTTGTAGGCATCAATTCCCAAGAAGCAAACCAAGTCATCCTTCTCTGCAACGGCAGCGGGGATGTTAGCGTACACTTGATCCAAGATGTCATCAATGTTTGCAGCGGTGATAGAAGCAAAAGCAGTTGGTGCAGAGTTAGCCAATACTGGAGAAGCAGCAGCGATGATTTTGTTGAAACCATCAAAACGGCTCAAGTTAGGGTTACCACTTGCGGTGTCACCTTGCCACAATGCAGTTTCCAAAGTTTGTGCAATAACGGCAGCTTTTTCAGCACCGACTTGCTCTTCAAAAGGAATCATTGTTGGTGAACCGGGCATAATTTGGGTTTGCATCCATTTGGCTTCCAAAGTTTTTGGACACAAAGTTTCTTCAACTTTTACTGCACCAACGGTGATATTGCGTTGAGTGAAGGCAGTTGTTCCACTTGGATTGTAACCACAACCATCGGCTTGGAAGAAAACGGTTGAAGCAAG